CCATCAACATACCAATTTCTAAAAATTTCATGACATTTTCTATCAAAGTCCATCATTTCCTTTATGGACTTAAATTCGTCTCTAATTATTTGCTTTAATTTATCACTAGCGTTTAAATTGGTTAATTCAATTTCTACTGGAGAATCGTAAAGATCACTTACAAGAGCTTCGTTGACAATACCTTCAATAGCAGAATCACATTCTGGGTGAAGTGCCATTTCTCTATAGCGACGCATTAAATCAAATTCAGTTCTATATACACCTTCAATATCTACATATTGCCCATAAAACCCAGATTGTATAAAATAATCAACCCCGTCCTCATCTGTTTGAGGTACGGGGGATACTATAGATTTAGGTTTTTTCTCCTCATTTTCAATTGAAAAACCAAATAGTTTTGTCATTTTATAAACTTAAACTTATATTATTTACTATTTAGTTAATGTCCTCACCACCAGCAACTGATGACGATCCTTTAAATGCTTCCCACCAAAGGACTTGCATTTCAACAGTAAATTCTTGAATGGAATCCGTATCATAAGAAAGGTTAATAGAACTAATAGCAGTGGGAAAAAGATCATAAAAACGATATGCTCTTAAAGTACTCCCGTCACGATTTAATTGATAAACAATTGCATCTGCCTGGTAAAGTGCTGGATCAGTTGTACCAGTGTTGTCAGACAAACGATTCATATAATTACTCCATTTCTCAAACGCAGAACGAATTGAAAAATCAGTATCATTTAACACGGTAATAGTCCAAGATTCAAAGGAACGATCTCCCGCAAGTTTTAGTGTTCTTCCTCTAAACGCAACTTCAAGTGGATTTACATTTGATGCTGGAAGTGCTGCAGATTTGACAAGAAATCTACTCTTATCTAAAGTTGCAGCATCAACTCCAATTGCTGCAGGAAACGAAAGTTCAACTTCAAAGAGATTACTTCTGGTGCCGCCACCCGACATCTTACTCTTGAAGTCTGTAATTTTCCTTAAAGGAATTGTGTTTAGTTGGTTTCTAGTTGCCATAATTCTTTAAACCTCTTGATTTTGATTAAAAGTTGCCAATTACTTCTTCAAAAGAAACACCAGTCTTGGTGGCGATAAAGTTCAGACCAATAAAGTTAATTGATCTTGATGGTTTTATGTAAATGTCAGCAATAAATTCATTATTATCAATAACAGCAGCTGTATTATTAGTTTCATCACAAATTATTCTATAATCTGTAATACCTCTTTGTCCCTTAACTGCGCGTAAGAAAGGTTCAATCGTATTTACAAAATTTGTTCTAGTAATTTCATCATTAAATTCAAATAATGCATCTTTAGCCGCTTGAGAAATAGCATTTTCAATATAAACAAAGAGGCGACGAACATTAATTCTATCAAATGCAGATGCTTTAGAAAGTCCAGTTCTATCTCCAAATAATATAATTCCAGAACCGGGAGAGAATATAACAGGATTAATCCTATTTGAATAAATTCTATCTCTCTGAGATTTGGTTGGATTATACGCTAGTTTAACAGCATTTAAAATTGAACCTCTTGCTGTTCCTGCAGGAGAGTACCAAGGGAAATTATTAATATCATTACGAGCACAAAGACCTGCAATATCACCATTCAGAGGAACATATCTAAAGGTATTTGCAAAGCGATCATACATGTACTTATAACTACTATCAAAAATACCATAAGTAGATGATGTAATGGGTGAATAGAATGAAATCAAGTTATCGGTAATATCGGATGCTGATCTCACCGTAACCGCATTCTGTTCTGTGGTATCATTGATTAATGAAGATCTATTGGGGGAAATAAATGCGAGGGAATTTTTTCTTAATTCTGCAACTGAAATTAATTTGTTTGCTAATGCCTGAACTTCTTCCTTAGGTCTGGCACCAGAACCCATAAGAAGAAAATCTACTTGATAATTCTCAGTTGATTCAAATAAATCTAATCCAGCTGAGATCTCAGATAGTGGTGCATACAATGCATCAGTCGTTTCAATAGATGTTTTCCCATTATAATCCTTTCCATTGGCCAAGTCATTATTTAATGCTCCACAGCCTCCAAAAATATTGGAATCAGCATTTATATTCCACTCTTCATTTGTTACTAAATTAAATCCAGAAGAATAACCTGTAGTTACAATTCCTACTGGTTGATTTAATCCGTAAATATATCTAGAGTTTTCTGCGAGATACTTTCTCCAGTATGATGGACTTCCTACTGAAAATTCTGCATCTTTAGCCTTAGAAAGATTTAGATTTTTTTCTAGAATTGACCCAGCATTTCCAGTAACTTTACCAAGTGCATCAATTACTATAACATGAATTTCATCGAATCTAGAATTTCTTGCTTCAGCGTATGCTGAAGTTGATGGCCTAGGAGCCAGACTGTTCCAACTAACGGATGAAAAATTAGTTAAACTTACTGTTTGAGAGTCAAACCAATCTGTCTCTGATGAATAGGTAAAATTACCAAGAACTCCACCAGTAGTATGAATGGCAACCGTGCCATTTCCAGCAAAGGAATAAACTCCGAGTGGTTGATAATCTACTTTAGTCTCCGTTCCAGGATTAGAAACGTGAGTCAGTACTTTAACTTCAATTGAAGAATTGCCAATTCCTGTAATGATACCCTTCAAATGCCCATTGAGAGTTTCGGAAACTCCAATTCCAGGATTAGCTTTGCCAGCTACTGTTTGAGTGACACCATATCCAACTTGAACCGTAGCTGTGGAAATTCCACTTAATATTTGGTCACTCTTACCATCAATAACTGCTATTTTCAGACCATTAGACCAGGTTCCTGGATTTTTCGCAGCAACAAAAACATTTGGTAATACATTTTCATCATAGCCAAGATCTTGATAATGATCTAAACTGTTGATTTTTACGGTAGTTGCAGTTCCTACAAAACCATTTGAAAGCAAATCATTATCTGCTCTTACGACTTGAAGTGATCCACCATATGCCAAATAAGAAGATGCAACTAGCCAATGTTCATAATGCTTATCTGTAGAGTAAGGCTCTCCAAAATTAATCAATAAATCGTTTTCGTTTTCAACTATTGTTGGTATATTTACCGGACCTTTAGCAAAGGGTGCTACAACTACACCGATCTTATTAGAACGAGGAATAACTCTTCCCAGTGTTAAATCAAATTCTTTTACTAAAATTCCAGGAGATGCTAAATTTAGCGGCATCTTTATTCTCCTATAAGTCCAGAATTATTCTAAAAGTATTTATAAATTCCTAACCCTTTGTTCTATCTATATTCCCACATATATGAGCGATCACCATATTCATCCAAATTCCAGACTTCCAATGTATTATTTTCATACTTAGAATTTGATAAAATCCATCTATCTCCAGTTTCTTCATCTACAGTTACTCCAAAGTCTTCTAGTCCATCAGAAATAAAACCAAATGGTGACATATCTTGTTCAATTTGATTTTTTTGCTCTTCATATATTCTTTTACGAACATCATTGTCCGTCATTTCTTTAAAATAATCTTGAGCAACTAACCAAGCAAATATTACTAAACACATTGCTAAGTCATCATTACATCCTTCTTCTGCTTCAAAAGAATTGTGTCGCTGTGCAAATGTTGTTAATTCTGAAATAATATCATAGTCGACTGTCAGTAATTTATCATCCTCCATCAAGGTTTTCAAGTTGGAACACCCCAACTTTTTAACCGCTGCAGTTGTTCTCACACCGAGTTGTGATTTCTTACCACTAAATCCAGATCCAACAATTTGTCCTGCTCTACCTCTCATGGAACACATAAGCATATTGTCATATTCCAAATCAAAATGAAGAATATTTGCAACCTGATCTCCAATATCGTTGACTTCAACCAATACCCAAGCATTATTATATCCCTTTGCGACTTTTTCAACTATGCTAGGAAAAAGCATTGGTTTAATTTCATTATTTTTGTATTTTGCTGATATTTTATAGGGAAAATTAGTAATATCAAAAACTATAAATGCAGAATAATCATTACCTATACCTCTGGAAACATCTACAGTAATCAAATAATTATGTTCTTCTTTTGGTTCTTCATAAACATCTAAACCAGAATCACTTTTTTTAATCGGATCGTCATAAACTAAATTTTTCAACTTAGATGGATTGATTAATGTTCCAACTGATCCTAAAAATTCACATTCAAATTCAACTTTAAACTGTTGTTCACTTGTATTAGCAATTGTCTGTTCTTTCCACTTTTCATCTCTTCCGGGAACTTCAGACCAATGAACATCTGTAGGTACGTATTCATTTTTACTTCTTTCAGCATCATGCCACATGCGGTAGAAATGATTCATACCGCGAGGAGTAGAAACAATAATTACCTTTGTTGATTGACCAGAAGAAATGGTAGGATAAAC